TTTTGATCACCATAAAACAAATATTTATGCTTTTCAAAACGCTTTATTTTGCGTTTATAATGAAACATCTTGTGCAAAACTAATTTACGATTATTTGTTTAAAACAACAAATAAACAAATTTCAAATCAACAAAAAACGCTAATAGCTCTCGCTGATGACTGGGATTCAAATTCCAAACAAACTCCTCTTTCAGAAGGGTTGAATATTGTTTATCATTCAATGTCAAACAAGTTTAATTCATTTGTTGAAGATTACTACAACGGCTTTACACAATTTGACAAATTTAAGCTAAACACGATAACTCTCTACAAAAAACATTTAAAAGAATATATTTCTACTCTTGAACCGTTTTTTGGGTCTGTAGATTTTCAGGAAACAAAAGGTCTAAATATTGGTGCTGTATTTTGCAAAAATTATGTGCAAGAATGTTGTGATTGGTTGTTTTCAGAGTTCAATGTTGACATAGCTATTGCTGTATTGCTTGACCAAAAACGAATTTCTGTTAGACGTAATTCTAATTGCAAAAAAGCCGTTGATGTATCGGCTTTTGTTCAGAGAATAGCTTCTGGGGGTGGACATGAAGCAGCTGCTGGTGGTTATATTACAGACGAATTTATGGAATTTACCAAATTGTTGAATCCCAAGTAATAAAGAGCTAATTACACAAAATGTCATTACCAGAACTTATCGAATCAAATGCTGTTCCAATAGATCAATTGTGTTCACAGGAATTCATTGAGAACGTTTATAGAGCAGGTTCTTTAATTTCGGTGATGGAAAACAAGAAGCTGAACTTTACTAATTTGTTCGTGTTGCTTTTAGAGAAACCAGAATATAGAGATTTATTTGTAGAAATAACAAGCAGTAATAGCTTTAGGGAATCTTTATTTACGATGATGAAATTAAATCCATCTTTAGCAAAATCTAAAATAGTCAAATCGGCTGTCAAAAAAATTAATGCAAGATCAAGTAACTGATTTAGAAAAAGCTATATACAATAAGCATTTAGCTACCTCTCGATCGCAAAAAAATCGTCCTTTTAAAATAAAACGAAATTTTGAAGATATTGTAGGTACAAACAAACACAAGTTTTTGAAGCGTATTGCAATTTTTTTCAAAAAGCATTCTGATATTGATTTGAACACTTTCTTTGAAGCCCCCTATAAACTGTATCCGGACGTGGCTTATTTCGATCTAGAGTACTTTTCATCAATGAGAGCTGTACGGTCTTATACCATGTATAAGAAAATTAAATTATTAAAAAATCCAGATGAACAGATTAAAGAAATAGAAAAATCTCTTCGCTTTATTGCTAATTTTTGCATCCAGCAACGTATACAGTTTCATAATTACATTCGTCATAGTACAGGAGATATGTGTACCTGGTTTAAACACTACAAAGAAAATAAAATTAATTTGTACTCCTTGTTTGAATTTACAGATGTACTTTCTACAGCAACACGATCAAGCGAAGACCTTCAACAATTTTTTGCAAATGACTTTTTATCTCATTTTCAAACACTATACTCTTCTTACAACAACTCTTTTGAAGCCAAACCTTATGTTAAAAAAGCATTTAGAGTACTGTCAAATTTTGTGAATTCTCAGTTGTCAAATGTCAAAAATCCCGTATAATTTTTCTGTATGAGCAATATCAACGTAAAATCCATGTTCGAGCAAATCAAGCAATCTCTTTCTTCTGATAAGAAAGACAACGGAGGCAATGGCCTGTATAAAGAAATCCTTAAATTTACTGCAGGTAACAATTATCTTGTTAGGCTAGTACCAAATCCCAACTCTCCCAAAGAGACTATTTTTCACTATTACAATCACGGTTGGAATTCCAATGCTACAGGCAAATATGTCACAGCGTTGTGTCCAACTACATTTGGGGAATCGTGTCCAATCGATGCGTACTATTTGAGAACATATCGGAACGGCACTGAATCGGAAAAGGAGTCAGCTCGTGTTCTGTCCCGCAAGGAATCTTGGATGGTCAACGTGTATGTGGTTTCCGATCCTGAAAATCCCGAGAACGAAGGCAAGGTCAAGATTCTCCGTTATGGTAAAGAGCTGGCAAAGATTATTGAATCTGCTCTTGAAGGCGACGATTCTCAAGAGTTTGGCGTAGAAAAGGTCTTTGATGTAGCAGCTGGCTCTACTCTTCGTATTAAATGTGAAAGCAGGACTGGCTCTAATCGCGGAAGCAAGCAAATGGTTACATACGCTTCTTCAAAGTTCTTGTCTCCTTCTGCTTTGGATTTGTCTGAACAACAATTGCAATCTATTTACGAGTCCGTACACGACCTCAAAGCAGTTAACAAAGCCACGACCCCTGCTGAAATGCAACGCTTGCTAGACGAGCACTTCTTCAACCTTTCAACTGGCTCAGTAGAGGATTCTGATGAAGAGCAAGATGTAGTAGCTCCAACTGTTCTCAGGAAGACGGAAACGACGGTAGAACGAGTATATGAAACTCAAAGCAATGATCTAAATGAGACAGATGAAACAACAGACGAAGCTCTTAAAAAACTCTTGGCTGACCTGTAATCTTAACTTAAACAAACATGGAATTAATTAAAAAAGCAAACGGTAATATTGTACGCACTGCAGAGGAAAAAGCTCAAATGATCGAGCAAGCAGCTGAGTATTATGGTAAGTTTTTGACTTCACTCGGGTTTGATTGGGCGGCTGATCCACACTCTGCAAATACTCCTCGTCGAGTAGCCAAAGCATGGGTGAATGATTTGATCTCAGGCTCTATTAGTCCGGAACCTGAAGTTACTGCGTTTCCGAATGACGAAGGGTATACTGGATTGATTTGTCAGACTCGTATTCCTGTTGTTAGTATGTGTGCTCATCATAATTTGACTTTTTCTGGAATGTGTCATGCAGCATACATTCCTGGCAAACAAACTAATGATATGGTCATTGGATTGAGCAAACTCAATCGCATTGTAGATTTTTATTCTCGAAGACCAAACATTCAAGAAAGTCTTACGAAGCAAATTCACGATCACATCGAAAGACTGTGTACTGGCAATAGAGGAGTTGCTGTAGTAATCGAAAGCCAACACAATTGTGTGAAATGCCGAGGAATTAAACACGAGAGTATTATGAAGACTAGCCAGATGTCTGGTTATTTTCATACAAACGAGATTGGTACAAGACAAGAATTTTTTAATTTGATTGACCAAAGTAGATTTGGACCTTAGAATTTAACTCAACATCAATAACTATAATTTATGAATATTTCAGATAGTAATTTAGCAGCTGCTCAATTGGCTCGATTGTTTGGTTCTGAGCTTTTAAACATACAACAAAGTGCAAGAACTGATAGTGGAGGAATGCCAGACATTGTAAAATTAGATCCTAAGCAATTTCTGGTTTCGCAAAGTTCTCCTCAACAAGACGCAAAACGGAACCAACAGCTACTAGCAAATTTGCAGAGAGAAGCTGAATTAGCATTTCCTTTGCCAGAGCCTCAACATGTTCCACCTCCACCAGTTCCTGTAGCTGCTTCACCGGTGGAACCTGTAAAATCTGAAGAAATAGTCGAAGCTTTGAAAGTTATTTCTGACAAAATTGATATGTTGTCAAACGCTATTTTGAAGCTAGCATCTTCTAAATGATATTCAAAGTAGATAAAAACGAATTTGTAAACAAATTGCTAGTTCCGGCATCGAAACTTTCGGACAACTTGCATTTAATAATTCATCAGAATGTAATTAAAACATTTGTTTCCTCTGCTGACAATTCAACTGTTTTGATTGTTAAGATATTGTGCAAAAGCGATGCATCAGGAGATTGTTTGTTACCGGATTGTAAAACGTTTTTGCGCTTGTTTTCGAGCATTGAGCAAGAACAAATAGAGCTCGTGACAGACAATAATTCAATCAACTTTAATGGGGACAAAATTAAATTCAAGTATCATTTGCTTGATGATTCATATCATTCAACTAAGAAGTCTTTGAGTGAAGAAAAGCTTAATAATTTAAATTTTGATACCACATTTAGTCTTAATAAAAGAGGGTTTTCTGAAATTTGTAAATTCAACTCAATCATTCCGGATGCTGAAAAATTGTACTTTTTTACTAAATCGAAGCAAGTTTTTGCTAAACTTGGAGACGAAGAAAAAACTCACACGAACGAGTTAACTACTCATGTATCAGACTGTTTTGAAGGCAGTGATATCTCCGTTAACATTCCGATTAACATCCAGAGTATTCTGTTAATGTCTTTTGCTGACGATAATATTACAGTCAAAATTAATCACCAACTAAAAGTGCTTAAGTTTGAAACTCAGTCTGGATTTTATATCGTTTCTGGTCTAGTAAAATAGTATCAGCCATCCCTAGATTTCCTTCTTTGTACTAGCTAATTAGCTCTTATGGCTAATAAACTTACCACGCTAGGATACATTTCGAAGCGACTTCGAGATTCGGGTTACGTCGTGCAAAAGCTGTTTACTGAGTACAGTGAAGCAGATCCTCGTTCTTGGACTATTATGATAGATCCAGGCAATGCTTCTGTTTTCTGTACTTGCTTTTTGAACGATCCTTTCATAGGAGAATCTTTTTTTGAACTATATGACGGAAATCGCTACATTCCCGGTAAGTTTAATTTAAAAACTTCGTCGTTCGAAGTTTTGGTTGAACATCTAGTAAAATTTGGAATTTTGGGAGAAGAAAAAGTAAGACAAATTAAAGTTAATAATTAACCGTCATGTCAGGCTCAAAAAAATTATCAAAAAAGAAAGCTGTTTCTTCCTCAACAAAGTCAGTTTCAGCTGAATCTGATTCCCCAATGCCCAAAATAGAGCAAAACAATATCAATCAACTTATTACTCAAGCTCTGCTTAGATATAAAAACGAGCAAATAGTAGACAAAAAAATCAAATACAAAGAACTGTCTCATTTAGCTTCAATTTGCGAAGAATATATGTCGACATTTGCTTTAATCGGATACTCTCTAGAAGACGAAAGAGTGGTAATGCTCAACATGTCTAATTCGAAAAACGAAGCAGCTTTAGTGGATTTGCTGAGAGCAACATTTATAGAAATCGTCAGCAACAGGCCTTGATTTTATGGAAATTGATGAGGAGTCTCGCTCTAGAAAAGGTAGACCAAAAGGCTCAAAAAACAAACCAAAGCGAGGTAGACCGAAGGGTTCCAAAACCAAGAAAATTTCCGACGAACCGGTTCCAACTCAAACTCCTTCCCCTGTTTCGACAACAGAAAATCTTACAGAAGAGCAAATTTTAGATTCTTTGCTAGATGATGCAAAATTGACAGATGTAGGCTACAATGTATCTACTAATAAAATAATAAATCAAGAGCCGATAGATGCCTCGTATTATTACAGAGGTTCAAAAAACGTCCCAGTAGCCGGAGCTCAATATGAGTTTACTGCTGACATGATCGAGGAGCTCCGTCGATGCAAAGAAGATGTATTGTACTTCGCTGAAAACTTTTTTTACATTGTTAGCACCGATGATGGCAAGCAAAAAATAAAGCTGTACGACGCTCAAAGAAACATGTTGCTCAACATGGTAAACAACAGATTTTCGGTAAATTTAGCATCCAGACAGAGCGGCAAATCTACTCTTTTGACTATATTTGTTTTATGGGTAGCCTGTTTCAACGACGACCATCGAGCAGCAATTGTAGCAAACAAAGAATCAACTGCTATTAATATTTTTAAGCGTGTAAGAATGGCCTATGAGCAACTTCCAAATTACATTAAACCAGGAGTTAAAGATTATGGCAAAACCGGTATGACTTTAGCAAATGATTCTAGCATATTAGTATCTACAACTACAGCTACTTCGATTCGAGGAGACAGTCTTTCTACTTTAGCAATCGACGAGGTGGCATTCATTGAATCTCATATATTAAATGAATTCTGGTCTTCTGTTATTCCAGCGGTATCCTCAGGAAAGAAATCCAAAGTGTTATTAGTCAGTACGCCAAACGGGGTCGGTAACAAATTTTATGAAATTTTTTCAGGAGCTGAAAATGGTTCATTGCCTAGTTGGAAATCAGCTCGAATAGATTGGTGGGATCGACCTGGAAGAGATGAGCAGTGGAAAGGCGAACAAATTCAATTGTTGGGCTCAGAAGAAAGATTTTTACAAGAATTTGGTAATACGTTTTTAGACGACGCAGCAAATGCTGTCGGAGCTTTAGTACTCGAACGCTTTAAGAGAGAAAAGAAAGACCCAATCTGGTCATCAGAAGATGGAGAGTATTGTGTATATGAATATCCTCGTTCGGATCAATTGTATGTAGTTGGAGTCGACGTAGGGGAAGGCATAGGCAGAGCTGCTTCTGTCGCTCAAATTTTAAATGTTACTGATTTACAAAACATAAAACAAGTCGGTGTTTACGCTTCAACAACAATTGAACCTTATCATTTTGCAAATAAACTTTCCACGATCGGACAATCTTGGGGTCTGCCTCCAATATTAATTGAACGAAATAATTGTGGGGCTCAAGTAATTGATGCTTTGCATCACAATTGCAGATACGAAAAAATTGTCTCCTATTCGAAAATTTCTGAGCAAGACAAATATAACAAAACTCGTAATATGGGCGTTTTGTCTCATACTAATATTCGGTTCGACGGCATTCAAAATATGAGATATTGGATCAACCACTTACAAACGGTGCATATTAACGATCCTCACACTATTTCGGAGTTTGAAACATTTGTTCGATTTCCCAACGGCACCTTTAGAAAACGCAACGATAATTTCTTCGATGATAGGGTTATGGCTCTTGTTTGGGCTTTGTTTATTTTGGAGTCCGAAATCTGTCAACAATATTTTGAGATAATCGACTTCGACATGCAGCATAAACCTCAACAAATTAAAAATAACGGATTTTGGGAACTGGAAGAGCAATTTTTCGAATTGAAACAATTAGACAAGCAAACGACTTTGGTTCCAAAACCAAACAACTATGACGAGGAGGTTGTCGTAAAAGCCCTAGGGATCACACAAAAAGATATACGCGACATAGATAAATATCAATACGATCTCAGTGATTTATTAGAAATGGGATACGAATTTTTGTAATATGTCTCAAATAAGCAAATGCATTAATCCTCAGTTTCAATCTCCTTTGAATAGAGCTTCAAAGGATAAATTTTATATGGTTTTTACCCCACCATACATTTTAAAGCAGTTGTACAAAGACGATTCAAATATTACACTAGACCCGCTTCAAATAAGTGTTTTTGGAGCAATAGTGCCAACAATAGCGGTTCCTTCCGTTGAAGTGCGGTATTATGGTCAAAGCACCAACGTTTCTTCCTATTCTCGGCCAAATTATCCTCCCTTAAACGTTTCATTTGTAGTAGATAATGATTATCGTAACTATTACGTACTTTGGAAATGGCTCGCAATTTTAAATGATCCCGCTCAAAGCGTTTATGCAGGTTCAGACAAGCACAATATAGACATGGGAGACAGTTTTGAATATCAAGCAGATGTTTCTATTTTTGCTTTGGACGAATACAATGAACCTAGTATAGAATTTAAATATACTAAGTGTTTTATTACTTCTCTTGGAGAACTGAACTATTCTTATAGAGAAGGAGAGTTAATTGAAACAGCTGCTCAATTTCAATTTAACCAATTATTTATCAACGCTCTTAAAAAATAAAACAAATTACATTAAATACTTTAATGATCCAACGCATAGTTCAAGCTTTTTATAGCTTAAAAGAGACTCTTTTTGGTGTACAAACAGCCAATGTTTTAATACAGAGCCCAGCTGCAACCAAATGCAAAAATTCTTGTTCTCGTAATAGAAAACAAAAAAAGACAACCCGAAAAAAAAATCAACCCAAAAACAATAAATAAATTTATATGGCTAGAACAATTACATCACCAGGTGTTCAAATAACAGAAAAAGAACTTGCTTTAAGAGTTGAAAATCCAACAGGACCAACCGTTGTCGTTCCAGGGTTTGCCTCTCAAGGGCCAGTTGCTGAACCAATTACAATTACTACTCTCAGCGAACTCGAATCCATTTATGGCACCCCAACCACTCAAGCAGAAAAATACTTTTATTATACTTGCAAAGAAGTATTAAATTCTCCAGGCGTTCTTACAACTTTGAGATTGCCTTACGGTGCAGGAGCTGGAGCAGCATTTTCTAACGCCTATAGTGGTCTTTTTTATCCCATGACTTCAGGCGTAGATACCACCACTGGAGAATTGACCTCTTGGGATATTGGTGAACCGATTCATCAAACATTTACTAAAACTCAATATAACGAGCTTGTACAAGGCAACTTTACATGGATGGATGTTGCTGATCCAATTACAGGAGCAGCATCTGTAGCACTTGGACCAAACAACATTACAGCCGGCTTTTTTATCTTAAACGATCTACAAACAATCGTTAATGAAGCTGCTGAAGGTTATTATATTGGCCTTGGTACTAATGGATTTGCAAATGCATTGACTTCTCCAGACTTTGATGTTGTAACTGAACTCGTTACTCTTTCGTCTGTTGGCTCTTCTACATGGATGCCTGTATCCGACACAAAACTCGATTTTGCTCTTTCCGCAACAGCTATAGATTCTTTGAGAGGGGTAACTTCCGTTTCAGAAGTTCTTGAAAAGGCTGGTTTCGCTGGTTTTGAACAACAATACTATGCAGATCATCTAGCAGTTGGCGTTTTCAGAGTTCGTCAATCAATTGCTGATTCGGCTTTAATGTCGCTCGCTGCTAATGAAAAGTATCTTGGTTCGATTAACCAAAGCCGAAAACAGCATACAGGTGGTGGCGGAGGTTTACAAAACGCTTTCGTAGAGGATATTGTAAACAACGCTTCCCCAACAATTAAGCTTTATATTAACGAACACATTTCTACAGATTTCAACTGGCTCAGAAACAGCACTATACCAACTTGCAAACTTACTATTAAAGATGAAGCTCGTAAGTTGTTCCCATTAGGTGTATATACCCCTGATGCTAGAGCAGCTTCAGCTGTAAAAGTCATTGGTGATGTTCCATTAAAGGTAGAAAAAGTTTTAAGAGCTGTCGAAAGTCTTGAAAACGCCACAGTAGACGTTCTTACGGATGCCGGTCTTTCAACCATTTATTCCATGGTTGAGTATGCAGGCGGTGGCACAGTCAACTTCGATGATACTGATTACATTCCAGCTGCAAATTTACTCTATCCAAAATGGTTAGAAGTAGCAGAAAAATTAAACGCTTATTCAGAAGTAACTAGAAAAGATTGCGTAACCATTCTTGATGCTCCTAGAGCTGTCTTTGTATCAGGCAAAGACGCTAAAATTATAGACATGGAAGATCGTTCTTTTATTAACGATATATACAGTCCTTTAAAATTGATTTCGCAATCATTTGATTCTAGTTATTCTTGCATGTACGCAAACTGGGTCAAGGTTCCAGATGCATTTACAAGCAAACGCATGTGGATTCCTTTTTCTGGATACGCTGCAGCTGTTTTTGCTAGAAGTGATATGTCAGGCAATCCTTGGTCAGCTCCAGCTGGCTTAAGAAGAGGCAAGTTTGATGTATTGGATCTCGCTTTAAATCCTAATCAAAAGCAAAAAGATCGTCTTTACGAACTTTCTATGAATCCAGTCGTCTACATGAACGGAGAGGGATTTGTTATTATGGGTCAAAAAACCTTACAATCTCGTCCAACAGCATTTGATCGTTTGAATGTCAGACGCCTCTTTTTAGCTCTTGAAAGAGCAACATATAAATCGGCTAGAACGTTTGTATTTGAACCAAATACAAGCTTTACAAGAACCAAACTAAAAACAAGCTTAACCCCAATATTTGAGTTTGCTAAATCTACTGAAGGTTTGTTTGAATATCTCATTGTTTGCGATGAACGCAACAATACCGTTGACAATGTCGACAACAACGAAATGATTGTAGACATTTATGTTAAACCAGTTCGTTCAGCTGAGTTTATCTTGGTTAATTTCATTGCAACAAGAACAGGACAAAACTTCCAAGAGTTAGCTTAACATTCTAAATAAATAAACATATGGCAAATCAATCAATATACTCCTTCTACACAACAGCTTCGAAAAAAGATTTCGCAAGACAGTTTCAATTCAGATTGCTGACTTTCGGCAACATTGCTTTTGACGAAGAACATCTAACCTACGTTGAGACAGCTTCTTTACCAGGTAGAACTATCACCAATATTCCTGTACCATACATGGGTCTCGACTTCAATGTTCCTGGCACAGTCAAATATCCTGGTTCTGCTGGTTATCAAGTTACATTTAGATGCGATCAAGATTATGATATCCGTTCTGCTCTCGAAGCCGCTACTTATAACATTTTCGACGAAGCCACCTCTTCTGGTCAATACAATCTCCCAGGAGAAGGAGTTACAATCAGCATGGAACTTTACGACAAGAACTTTAATCCTGTTCGTTACTACACGCTTTACGGTGTTTATGTACAAGCAATTGCTGATACTCAATACGATATTAAAGATACAGGCAACATTGCAACATGTCAGGCAACTCTTGCTTATCAATTCTGGAGATCTTCCGGCAAAGGAGATGGCGCGTTCAGTGCACCAGTCGTCAAATCGAGTCCTTTTTCAGCTAAGGTTCCGTCTTGGAAAGGAAGCTGAAAAGCATCTACATAAAAACTATTTTAAAAACGCCTCGCAAGAGGCGTTTTTTTTTTTGTTGCTTTATTTGCTTATGGTCTGATAATTACCTCAATGAATACAGCTACATGGAAATCTATTAAATCCCCAGTAATGCAAGAAATTCGTCTCGCTTTGAAAGGCAAAGCTGAGCCAGGTAAACCCACAATGAGCAGAAAAGAAGCAAATCGAGTATGGAGAGAAGACATTCTCGGAATTCGTTCAGAAGATCAAAAAAAAGAAGACAAAGCTCGGAGACAATCTAAAAATTCAAAAGCTCTCCAATTTAAAGAAATTGAAGACGGTCAGGTATGAAGGTTGTTTGGAGCGTTATTTTGTTTCTAGCTCAAGGAGTTATTTACGGTAATGAAGTTCCCAAATTTACTTTATATGGCAAAACTAGTTACACTAAACAAAGCACACAATCTTTAGTTACGACTTTAAATGCGGAATACTCTTATTATTTCCACAAAAACTTAAATTATGCTTTGTACTTTGGAGGTAAGGTGTCAACGGACATGGACCATTTTGGCAATGAAATAAAAACAAACGTATTTACGGTAATAGGTATTGATTTTTAGTAGCAGTAGTGTAATATTTTATTATGAAAAAAACTTTAAAGCCAGCAACAAGAGAAGAAGCGACTTATTATTCAGACTTTTCAGGCAAGTGTTTTGGGGAGTTTGGCCCACCGATCGAATTAACAATTTCTTGTTCATATGGGTCTAAGTACGACGGCGCAGGTGTACAATTACATCTCGATGATAGTGAATTTAGATTGATTCTCGAACTTATTAAAAAATCTTTGTCGGAGGATTATAAAAACGACACAAAGAAAACAATAGATAGATTAGAGAAAACATTCGATGACGCCACTCAAATGAGAGACTGGGAACACTGCGATATCATTTCAAACAGTCTTTGGTTTTGGAGAGAGCTTTTGGGGTTGACTGAAGAGTATAAAGAGGTAGAATAAAGATATGGGCATGTACGACGAACTAACTATAAAAACACATCTTCCTCTTCCAGAGGAAATCAAGCATTTAAATATTGATTGGAAAAATCACAGATTTCAAACCAAAGATCTTGAAAACTGTCTTATTGACTATGTGCTCACAGAGCAAGGTAGGCTTGTAGAGCGCGTTGTTGATAGAGAGTATATCGAATATACAGAAGACGAAAAGAAAGACCGCAAACCTTGGAATATCTGGAAAGATGTAATTGAAAAAAACGAACGATTCGAAGACACAAATTTTCACGGAACTGTATTTTTTTACGCATTCGAAGAATTTGATGACAAATATGACTTTTGGCTGGATTACAGGGCTTATTTTGTGTACGGTAAACTCGACAAAATTGAATTAATAGAGTTTAAAAAAACCAAATCTTATAAAATTACTAATAGAGAGTTTGAAGAACGTTATAAATTAGAAGCTAAGCGGCCTTGGAACGTATTCAAACGATTGGCTTCCTATTTGGGTTGGAGTTGGTTCTGGAAAAAAAGTTCTAATTTATGCCAACGTCTTTCTAATACATTTAATTATATACATTCGTTTATTTTAAGAAATTTTTTATAATATGAGAGCCACTCTAAAATTCGATTTGCTAGAAGAAAGAGATGAGTTTGAAACCGCAGTAAACGGTTGGAAATATCGTTCTGTACTGTGGGATTTGGATAATTTTCTTCGTTCCAAATTAAAATACGAAGAACTAAATGACAGCGAATATGTTGTTTACGAAAAAATAAGAGAACAGCTTTGGAATCTCTTAAACGAAGACAATTTAACATTGCATTGAGCTCAAGAATTTCTTGGGAGTCTTATGCTCTCAAAATAGCCAGCGTTGCTGCGCAGAGATCAGAAGACCCATTTAAGCAAGTCGGAGCATGTGCCTTAGATTTTTCTAATCGAGTTATAGGCGTTGCTTATAATGGGTTGGCTCCTGGTATTGACGTAAAAGACACCTTCTGGTCGGACCGTGACGCCAGGAGGCCTTATATTATTCACGCTGAAACAAATTTACTTTCGTTATTTAAACGAGGAGAATGCAAATTACTAGCTTGCACGCTTTTACCTTGTCATTGTTGCGCTAATGCAATCGTTGCCCACGGAGTTAAAAAAGTAGTTTACTCCGAAGAATATATGAGAGACACCCAAGCTTTAAGCATATTTGAATTTAATGGAATCGAGTGCCAACAATTGCCAATTTAAAAGATTGGAAGAGGTAGCAGAATCGCTAATTGATTGGTCCGAATCTCGTCGTTGCAGGCACTATTCTTTTATTTTGTACAAAAAGCGGATCATTTCTATTGGCACAAATAAGCCCAAAACACATCCCACTAATCTAATAAACAGAAAAGTTTCAATTAAAACAGGAGAAGATTTTTCAGATCAAAAACACATTTGCAGTGAATTTGATGCTATATCAAAGCTCAAGCGTCTCACTAATATTAATACAAAACGCTGCACTCTCATTAATTTGAGATACGATCGCAACAAAAAAATTGCGTTAGCGTCTCCATGCATGAGTTGCAAAAGTTTGCTCAATTACTTTGAGTTTAAATCTGTTTTGTATACAGACAACGAAGGAACATATCAAATCTATAAATAGTATTATGAATTCGTTTGCAAATTATTATACGTTAAAAGAAGCTAAATTCCGAGAGATTCCTGATTTGGTTGTACAAGAGGCAGGAAAGATTGTGGATGAATACCTTAAACAGACCAAAGAAATTACACCGCAAACAATTAGACAACTTAAGAAGATTGGTTTGTCTCCAGAATGGAAAAGCTACTATGAAGACCAATCTGGAGAAATATGGTTCGTTGCTGAGTTAACTAAAATCAAATTCGTGGATCTAACCACTAACAAACCAGTCAAATATCAAGTTTATGTTGCACTAGGAAAAAATAATCAAGATTACGCTGAATGTGATTATACAAATAAAGTTATAACTATTTTTGATAGCACTTGTAGAGGAGTTTCTAGAGAAAAGCTTGTATCTATAATGGTTCATGAGATCACACATGGGTTTCAACAACACAAAAAGTACACAGATAGATATGAAAAAATGAAATCGAACAAGAAAACTCCAACTTCAGAGCTCGACACCCAATATTATCATGAGCCGATAGAGTTCGACGCGTTTACTACAGAAATTGCTCACACAATTCAAGCGGAATATGCAAAGCTTGTAAATAACATTAATAATTCCAAACTACCAGAAACAAAGGTTTTAATGCAAAGAAAGCTTGAAAAGTTCTTAATGGAGCTCAAAATGTTTATTAAATCTCCTCTCGATACATATTTTGCATACAAGGAACTTCCTCTACCTTCATCATTAGAAACGTTCCACGAAATGCTTTCTACGATCGTTAAAACACCAAAATTGTGGAAAAAGTTGAAATTAAAGATGGTGAATCTCTACAAAAAAATGTCTGGCTCTTCAGAAATTGCTTGACATTAGATTCTAATGTAGTATATTAACACAATAAGCACATGAACAATCGAAGGCGCAATATGATTATAGCTAGTCTCATAATTGTCTTGTTTTCCTTTCTTTGCTTGCTCACGCTTATTGATTAATACACGGTGAAAATACAACTTCCATCTGAAAAAAACGGCTTCCAATTACACCCTCGTATATTCTGTGGGTTGGAATCGTTTTTGATTGTTCCTACAATAGATGCTATTTGGACATCAGAAAACCTATACAATCGTTCGTTAATCGTTGACTCTCATGGAGAAGTTTTATCCTGCGGTTGGCCTAAATTCTTCAATAACGGAGAACAGCCACGATTATACCCAGATCCCGAACAATTTAAAGATTGGGTTATACAAGAAAAATTAGATGGTTCTCTAGCAATCGTCGACTTTGTTAACGATACGTTCAGCATGCGCACTCGCGGTTGCTCTACGTATACTGTACAAGAAAATCACAAAGATTTTGAAATGCTTTTGGAAAAATATCCAAAAACTCAGGAATTTCTTAAAAATCACTCTCACTTTTCATTGCTTTTTGAAATTGTTACTCCAAACAATGTAATAGTTATACGTCCAAAAGAAGTAGAGTTTTATTTGCTTGGGGCAATAGATAAAAACGTTATGTCGGTTGTTTCAAACCAGGAGCTTTTAGATATATGGAGAGGCATTGGATGTACCCCAATGCCTAAAACTTACCAAATAGACAACGTTAAGAATTTACACTCAATAGCTAATCTAGTTAAAAACTGGAAAGGTTCTGAAGGAGTAGTTGTTTCTTACAACAAAAATCAAAATCGAGTAAAGATAAAATCTGACTGGTATTTGTGGATACATAAAGCAAAATCTCAATTGAATTCAGAAGACAATCTAATTGATTTTTACATACAAAGCGACATGCCGCTTTACGAGGATTTTTACAAGCTTGTTGAAACGGAATTCGACTACGAGCTTGCTCAGCAACTTGACGATGCAATTAAAAAAGTAGCGGAAGCTGGTTTGTCTGCTCAAAAACACATCGATAATTTGCGCCAAATAATTCATGAAATAAGCAACGTAGAAACAAGAAAAGAACAGGCCACAATGATAAAGCAACATTGCAAAGAATATTCAGCATATGCTTTTTCTTTGTTAGACGAAAAGACAATCTCTAAAGTACAATGGACAAAACTAATTAAACAGAAGTTTTCATATGAAAGTTAAAGAACTTATACAACGACTTGCAGACAAAGATCCAGAAATGAGAGTGGTAGTTCAAGGATATGAAAGCGGCTTTGATGAACTAGACACAATTTATTTAGTGTCTATAGCAAAAAACTCCCACAAACAAGACAAGTGGTGGGACGGCGAATTTATAGAAACGCAAGTGGATGACGGAGAAGAAGTGGCTTTGTTGCTACCAAGAAAATCTTGACTTGACTTTTACTTACAATAACGTAAATTTAATTAAATGAAAGAAGAATTACAATTGGAATTGGTAAAAAAGTACCCTAAAATACTTAAAGACTTTCGGGGAGACCCTATGTCTACTTGCATGGCATGGGGGTTTGAGTGCGATGATGGGTGGTACGAACTACTCGACAAATGCATGGAAAAAATGCAATATTTCTGCAATCTTTGTTCGAAAGATGGGAGAGACGTTCAAGTTGTAGCAAATCAGATTAAAGAAAAGTATGGTACGCTTCGTTTTTATGTAAGTGTTTATGATGTAAACGAAACAGAAAACAACATTATAGACGACATCGTCAGCGAAGCGGAAAGAAAATCAAGTCGCACTTGCGAAGTTACTGGAGAAGAATACGCAGAGCCTTGCAAGCGTGGAGGATGGTATAAAACGCTTTGTTACAAACAAGCTAGAGAGCTCGGTTATGTAGCTTGTAATGAGGAAACTGAAAAATATTGGAAATCAAAAGATGAAAACAAAGCTGGTGACGATTGAAGACTTAGAAGAATATGCGTTTTATGAGTCTGGTTTATCAGCTGATGGTTGTCTTCAGCATCTTGACAATTATGCCAAAGAAGCCATAAAAAGATATGGTAGAATTTTGTTGTTGAATCAAAAAGACAGATACGTTGCCGGTTTCCAAGGTTGTTGTTATGCTTGTGAACCCGTGGGTATAAAGAATCAAGAGCTCGAGAAGAAAATTAAAGAATATGAATCAATAGTAATAGTTTAAATGTGAGTTCAAAAGACTATATGCAATACGTTTCAGATAGAAAAGGTCATGATTACAGATACGCCATTGATAATAAAAAGATAAAAATGGAACTTGGATGGCGACCTAAAACCTCATTTGAGGACGGAATTGTTAAAACTATAAATTACTACAAATGAAAAACTGGCAGTATATTGGAACAATTTTAACTGGAGTTGCAGCTCTTATAACTGCTGGAGTTGGACTTTATGAAAAACTGCACACAGTCCAAAAAGAAATTTACAAAGCAGTTGCTCCTCAAAAAATTAGTCGGGAATATGGTATTGTTGATGATAAAGACGGCTGGGTAAATCTTAGATCAGAACCAAACGTTAACTCGACAGTAATGGCTAGGATATTAAATGGAACAAATTTAGAAATACTTGACAAAGCAGAAAATTGGTTTAAAGTTTCTACTGAAAGCGGAAGAATTGGATACGTATTTAAAGACAGATTAATATTAGTAAATTATGAAAACAAGTAACGTAATGGAATGGATAATTATAGGAGTTATTGCAAGCGCTCTTTTTATTAGCTTTGGAGGTATTGCTTTTAATGACTATCTTTCGTATTTAACTATAAAACAAAAAACCGATCTGATTAAAGAAGCTATTGCTAAAGATTGGTCCGTTGAGCAGATTCAAGGCTTAATCAATTCAAAACTATGAACACCCAACATCCCGAAGACATCATCTACAAAACAAAAACATTTATTAACGAATTGCAAAAAGTCCAAGAAACATATTTTACGGATTTAGTTAGCACGTTGAATCTCAATAATACAGGAGAGCAGTGGTTGTTTGATTATGTGTACAACACTTCTGAAGAAGATAGATATGACGATTTTGAGCATTTTTTGGAAGACTATAAACACACATATAAAGAAATGACTCACGAAAGTGATATGCTTTACAATCCTTCTGTTACTCTTCTTTCTACTCCTACTGACATTTTTAGTCCTTTGTCTCATATGAGTTCTCATGAGCCAGAATTGGAAACGTCTTTTCCGTCGTTTTATGACGACAAAGAACAAATTGGCTTTGAGCTAGACACACTATATGCAACAAATTCTAGCATTAGCGTTGACTGATTTATAATGATAAACAAAATTAAAATAACAGATCTAAGTGAAGCAGAGGGATATAGCTTCAACAAAAATGATACGTCATATGACGTGTGGATTTCCGTTGTTGGTGTTGAAGACAAACGAAAAATTGCAAGAATGAGAAGCAATTTTCGGGAAAAAAACACAGCTTTCTTTGCTCAATTTTTCGCCGACTGGTCAGATGAAGACGGAATTCAATGGGGGCACTTAATGCAGGATGCTCCTCAAAAACAACATATACAAAACATTATTACTTTTTTAAGACCTTTTGCTGAAGACGATAAACCTCATTGTTTAGGGGTAAATTGTTTTGCTGGCATCTCGAGATCCACAGCCGTAGGAATTACAGCTCTTGTTATGTCTGGCAGAACAGTAGAGCAAGCGCTAACCGAGATTTTGAAAAGACGAGTTGTTGCTTGGCCGAACATAAGAATTTTAGGGTTTGCTTCAGAAATTCTCGGAGTAGACATTAAAACCCATGTAGCTGACTGGAAAAAACAATGCCTGGAGTCGTCTGAAATCTTCACTATGCCCGACAGAAAACAAGATCCTCAGCAATGACTTCCGTTGATTTAGACCAAGCAATCGAATTGATTAACGGAAAAAAGACCTCCGTCGAAGACATTTGCAAATTTCTATTCTCTTACATTCAAAACTATCAAGACGAGAGAGAAAGCTATCATTTACAAGAATTTAAAGATGAACATCAACACAGGGACGACGTTAAAAAGTCATCAGAAGTGGTGGATCAATATGCTGATATTTTAGAAAAGAAAATACAAGCAGATGTAAAACGATTTGCTGTCTCTTTTGCAAATGATAGCATCGACAAAATTCTGGATGGTATGAACGAAAAGCGTTTTAGAACTAAAAAGGGCCCTCGGAATTTTTTAGTGCTCCTTGCTGCTCTTAAAGAGCTGTATGAAGTTTAAACCTTGACGCTTCTAGCAACGCTAGCTAGATTATCCATAGCGATGGCCAATTTTTGTTGAGCCCATACTTCAAGATGTCCGCCAGAAGCACAAAAAGAAGCAATTTTCATAATCGATTCTCTGATGGAATCAAGATTTTCGATGGCCATTTCGTCCTCTTCGTTTTCCTGAGACACATCTTCGCTAGGCATTGCAGGGCTAATGTCGACTGCCATACCCGTAGTGTCTTTGTCTTCAGGGCCGATATCTTGGACTTCAGAATCAATCATATTCATGTCAACACCAGGAGCAGGTTCTTCCATAGCTCCCACATCTACTACCGAATTTGGGTCTGTAGAAACTTCTTCGTTTTCTCCAGGCATGCTTGTAGTTTTCTTTGCTATTGAAAGATATGCTTCGGTTAACATTTCTGATTCTGTTTTCTTCATGATATTATTTATCTATTTTGTGTTGTTTATTAGTAGATATTTATACTAGAAACGTTCGAGCTCGTCGTGAGCATTCCGTAACTCATTGGTCCTTCTATTATTACATTAAATTCCCCAGCGCTATGAGCTGAAGGAGATACGAATAGCACGTAATTAGTTTTATCATATGACCATGTTTTTAACTTAACTGCACTGAATGCTGGATAACTAGCAGACAAATATGAAACTGTTCCAAATGGATTATAAGACGATACATCATTAAACATAGAACCTGATAAATAAACGTTGTTTATTTTCTCGAATCCTTTGCCCCACATTTCATATGTTTGGGTTTTTCCCTTATTTCCGAAAACGGGTTCAATTACTTCTATTGTTGGAGGAGAAGCTTTATATGTAAATGTTTCCTTTGGCTCTAAATCTTTATCTTCTAATAAAAATTCATCCAAAATAGTTGCAGAGTTTATAGCCGTATGATTTGTTGTAATCTCATTAACAATATTTACTGGATCTTGTGGAGCCTGAAACATCCAACCTTTAAATACAAACGACATTTCCGCCACGACTTTTGCTACCTGAGTCGATGTCAAATCATACGGATACTGTATTGACACGTCTCCATTCCAAAAAACGTTTGATCTAATTTCAAAATCTGGTCTTTGAGGCGTTCTCCACGAAACAGTAAAATATGGATTTATGTATGGAATAATGTGAGAAATAATTTGATCCATGTCTTGTTGGTATCTCGTCATTATTGATACATTAAAAGTAATATCAATGGGAAGAGGAGAACGCTCATGTTGAGCCTTCATTTCTCCGCTAAAATGTTGATATGTACCTAAAATTTTATTAAAAACTCGGTTATTATCTCGGGAAATACCACCTATAGTTACTGATACTACAGGAAGTTGCAAATTCTGATCTCGATCTAACAGGTCATTAAGCACTCTTTGTTTTGGGGCGTAGACAATTCGCGTTTTTATCTGATCCCTGGCTTGTTTATGTACGTTGAAACGTTTGACAATGATCGTAGACATGCTGTTTAAGAACATGTTGGTCATTGTTATGACTTCATGGTCATACGTATAAGTTATCATTTATATTAGTCTTCTAAAGACCAGCTACCTTTTGTTGTGCTGAAATACGGATCAATAATACGATCAAATTTTGACAAATCTGCTGTATCTTCATCATCAAATTCTAAATCTTTAACCTCTTCTTCTTCAGAAGTTTCTTTTTCTTTGGTAATTTCGGTTAGTGCTCCTGCATCCAAGAGTGCAAGACCTTTTGTCATTCCAACGGTTTTTAGCACTTCTTCCCATGTCATTTCTTTGTCGTTTGGTAATTTGTTAAAAGCTTTTTGTAAGTCGGAGTCGTCCGAACTAAGGTCTGCGGCTTTCGCATAAAAAACGTCAACGTCTTTTTCTTCTGTAGGTTCTTCTTTCGTAGATTCTTCTTCTGTGGGTTCTTCAACCTTTTCAGGTGCTTCTTCCAACGCTTTATTAAGAGCCTGTTTAAACTCTTTTTGTGTCATTTCTTTATGTAAAGCTTCTTCCCCACCAGCAGTTGTATATTTGACTTTGTTTTTTAACAAAGTCATTAATCTGTCAGCTAAAAACTTCGCTGCCCATTTTCCAGAAGCTTTGAGACCCGTCTTGTTAGAAACAGTTTGAATCGCTGTTTGAATCGCTCCGTGAAGATCCTCGGCGTTGTCCACTGTAGGAGCATAGGTGTTGTCTCGTTCGGAAAAAACTTCTTTAAAAATTTCTTGAAGAACTGCATTGCGCTCTTCACCGGTTAATTTTTGAAGAGGAGCCCAGTGACCCTTTGGTTCCCCTTCTGGAACGTTTCCTTTAATGTGCTCAGCTGCACCTCCAAACCCGCCAATATCTCCGATATCAGCAGGCATCATTTCGCTAATCATTTGTTCGAGAAGAGCGTCAAAATTCTTTGTCATGAGTATATTTATTGTATTTTTAATATTTTTCGAATAATATCGTACGTTTGTTGCTTTATTTCATCTGGAACACTATTGGCCATGCCCTGTTTAAATTTATCAATTTGCCCCGTAGTTGCTAAATTTCTCAATTTAGACGCACTCATTCCAGACATCCCTTCTGAATCTGGATCTCGTTCTCCAGCAGAAACAAACTCAAAACTATTAAAATTAAAAACAACGTCTCCAGTTTTAGTAGGCTTGCCGTTGTATTTGTTTACTAAAAACGAAAACTCAGAAATACGGTCAGAGCCAGCAACTTGAATCACGTCGGTATATCCCATTTCTTGTAATTTTTGCAATGCCTCTATATACGTTGTCCCAAAAGTTCCAACTCGTCCGTTTGGAGTCATGTATTTTAAAATTTTAATTTTTTGATTGGGATTTAAAGGGTTTTTATCAAGAGGTTTAACTGAATGAGACGGAACGATCAAAAAATCTGCGCTGTGCTTTTTAGCAGCGTTTACAACTGCCTCGATTAACATATTATGAGCAGTTGTTGGAGGATTGAATCTACCATATGCAAAAACTATTGCTTTTCTGGTTTGTTGCTCTTTAAAAAATTGTCTAAACGTTCTCATTTTGTTGCAAATTTATCTGACTTAGAAACAGCAAAATTAGCAGCAGAAAACGACAACCTATCAACAAATTTTACCATGTTACCAGAATGATCTACAGCCACATATCCTTCTGGAGCAGAAACTTTTAATGACCCATCAGGTTGAGTTAAAAATTGTTTTGTTTTAATTGCTGAATTATATTTTTCGATGAAAATTGTTTTGACCTTTGCTAATTTCATTGTAAGATTCAACAAATTCAATATGCTAGGCTTATTTTTTTCGACGACAGACAGTAGTTGTGTTAGAGCTTCTTGTTTTTTTGCTCTTCCCTTTTCTGTTTTTAATTGATTTACAGCTTGGGCCCCCTTGGTTGCAATCCATTTTGCAAATGAATTGTAATCTTCTCGTGGCTTTTGAACAAACTTTCCTTGTCGAATCAAGCTGTTTACAAATGTATTTAAATATACATACAAATTATCTGGAACTTCCTCCCATTTAACTTGATTTCCAGCAGCCAAAGAAGCATCAATTAGCGTCTCAAATTTTTCTGATTCTTCGTTTGTAAATGTAGCTGTACCTGAGACGTCTTTAAATTTAGCATCATCAACAAATACATCGGGTGTTAAATTAAATTCGGAAACATTTACATCAGAACTTTTGGTCAAATTTTGCAAATTCATTCCTTTGTATTTTGTATGAAATACAACCCCCATTTTAGAGCTCAAAATACGCTGACCGAGCGCGCTATGCTGTTCCACTGCATACGTTATTGTGTTTGGTTTAAACAAAATTAAATCTTCCCCATCGATGTTTTGTTGCAGCAAATCAGCTTTATCAAACATAAAATCTCCCTGGTAAATGCCTTCTTTAATTACTGAGGGAAGATAAGTTAAAGCCAATTTGAGCTTCGCAGCTAATCCCGGAGCATGTCCGTGGTTTTTGTTAATATCATCTTCAGAATAATTTATTTTAGGGGTCACATTACTAATACTTTTAGTAGAAACAAAAAACTGTTTGGTTTGTGGATTGTACCCTGCAATAATAGAAGGAGCTCCATCAAACTTTATGCTCACAAATGTTTTGGAATCCGATTTTCCTTTAAATATATCAAACAATTCTTTTAAAAATTGAATGGCCAAAGACAGACCCTGTTGTTTTTTTGTCAATACAAGTTCCTCCAAGTGCGTTAAATGAGTTAACACACTTTCGTTTGTTTGTTCAACAATTATATGTTCAGAAGCTTGATTATAAAAACTTCTAAAAGAAGTATCTAACATAAAGGTATTTATCAAAACCTCTTAATTAAGTTTATGAAATTTGATGAAATAGTAAATGTAGTATTAGAAAAATGCTGGAAGGGATATACTCAAAAAGGAATGAAAAAGAAAGGGAAAAAAATGGTTCCTAATTGTGTAAAGAAAAAGCCTAATACCAAGAAGGCTTAGAACGTTTTGACCAAGTAGCAAAAGGCTTGTCGTATTGTATATATAACTTATACTTGTCCACGGTCGGAAGCTGTTCAAACCCTTTAATCTTCTTGCATTTAGACTCTGGATTAATTGCTGTAACAAATGGAGTTAGTTTTGTGCATTTGAAATGTTCTGCTTTTTTGACATTATTTTTGCACCATTTAATAAATGTTTTTGTAAAGTGTTCGGTAGAGCTCGGCCAGCGATAATCTCTTTCGTTAAACATTTCTAAAGCATGTTCGCAAAGCCAATTAAAGTTGGCTTCTGATTCTCTAACCCATATGGAACAAGGATGGTTGTAATAACCTTTGCCAGACTTACGAGGAGTACCTTTCTTGGTAGGAGGAGCAGATTTTAAAGTCTCGTTAGAGAAGCAATGTTGCAAAAGAATAGCAGATTCAATTTGCATTTTGGAACGACAATGTTGATCACAAAGTTCTTGAGCAGAAATGATTGGATCATCACTTGTACAAAATATATTCACAAACTAAGCATACTCTTTAAAAATAAAAAGTCAACTTAATAAATGACCACGAATTTTGTCTATCATTCCAAATCGGGATTGAGCTCCCCCTTGTCCATTTTTTCTCTTTGAGAAAATTACAGGTAAATATTTTCCATTTAAATCAATCGTAGCGTCAGTAAAATACAAATCTCCATCTCTTTTTCTAATGTGAGCATATAGATTATCTCCTTTTTGGCGAATAAAATCTTCTATTGGAACAAAGCTTCCGTTGGTAAGTTTAATTACGTTTGGATCATTTGTTTCTTCTATTTCAACATCCATGCTGCCAATATAGTAATAAGATACAGGACCACCCATTTCTTTTGTTCCAGCTAACATAGCAGCTATAATATTTGAAGGAACTTTTATGGAAACATCAGGAACCAATTTGTTTTTATACAAGTTTTGGCCTTGCAATTTGTGCATTTCGATATTTTTTTTATAATAAGCGTACGCCTTTTTGTAAAAGTTAGCAACAAAATTAAGAATTTCAGGATTGCTATTATTTTTTGTTAGTTCTTTAACACCCAAAAGACCCCCGCTTCCAAGCGTTGGAGCTGATTGGCCTTTTGCTGATACATAAAGTTCTTTATTCGGAAGAATTAATTTTACGTCACTGTATGGTTCAGGTCCATTTTTTATAGTTTTTTCTACTTTTTCTGCTGCAATAATATTTTCAATTGTTGAACCATCTTGAGAAATTATTGTTTTAACTCCAGGAACGGAATTTATGTGATCTATTAATCCTCTTTCTTGTCTTTCGCTGGTTTGAGCTTTAGCTCCTTTTCCTCCAAAGTCAGCAGACTTTACCATATCTTTAAACGAAATTGGTTGACCGGACTTGGTTTTAAAAAATGGAAATTGATTTATTTTTGCTCCTCCTATTTGTCTAAGCTCTTCCACTTTTTGTTGAGCGAATAAATTACTGTACTTTTTATCACTGTATACCAAGATCTCTTGATTTCCATTTTGTAATTCAAACGGTTCCTGGTTTTTTATTTTTGTGTCAACGGCAGTTAAACGAGAATATTTTCGCAGTGCGTCTGTAAAATCAGCCCAATTTAAACTTTTTTCTTCTAAAAACGTTTTAAACTCAGAGTTGTATATACTTTCGTACTTTTCGGTCAAGCTAACAAATTTATTAACAGTCTTGACATCTTCTTGTCGAAGCAGCTGCTCATAAATTTTAACTAATCTGTAATCTTGGCCCATTGTTTTATTTATCGTCTTCTTCGGAGTCTTCGTCGTCCTCTAATTCAACAAATCCTAAAACAACATTTTTTGGTACGCAAATTCCAAGGGCCCCTAAAAATCTTTGAAATGCATCTAATAACGCTTCTACGGAAGTTTCTTCTCCATCCAAAGACACCTCAATGTTTTGGTGAAGTTCTGGGGAGGTAAACGAAAATTTCACTCGCGCATCTTCTTCAAATTTAGAATTGGGTAGTTCGAACGGTAGTCTCATATGTATATATTATTTATCAAACTTTGGAATAAGTACTAATAGATGTTAATAACAACGTCTCATTTTAATTTTGAATTTACTCTTAGCAGCTTACTGGCTGCTTTTTCTTTTTACCATGAAAAAAAATAAAACTTCAGCAAAATCTGAACAAAAATCTAAATCTGTACAAACAAAGGATACTTCTCCTTACGTTTTTCAAAGAGAAAAAATTAATTTTTCTTTAAATTTGCGAGGACTTGATTGGACAGAAAAACAAAAAGCTTTTATCGAATTAGCTACTCATAAAGACACAAAAATCGTATTTTTATCTGGACCTGCCGGAACATCAAAAAGTATTTTAGCAATTTATAGTGCTTTGTTGCTTTTAAATCAAAAAAGAGTCAGCGACTTAGTGTACATCAGAACAATTATTGAAAGCGCCTCCCATTCTATGGGTACGTTACCTGGAGACATGTCAGACAAACTACACTATTTTGTTTCTGTGCTAAACGATAAATTAGAAGAGCTGTTGCCTTTAGGAGACATTAAAAAACTCCAAGCCGACGAACGTGTCAAAGGAATGCCTGTCAATTATCTTAGAGGAGCCTCATACAACGCAAAAGCTGTTATTATAGACGAAGCTCAAAACGGAACGTTTAGTGAGCTATTAACTTGCTTAACTCGCATTGGCAAATTTACAAAATATTTTGTTCTTGGGGATCCAATGCAAACCGATCTTAAAAACAAAGAACATTCCGGCTTTAAACCAATGTTTAATATCTTTAACACAGAAGAAGCCCAAAAGCAAGGAATTTATTGCGTAGAGTTTGGTAAAGAAGATATTATGAGATCTGAAATCCTAAAATTTATTATCGAAGAAATTGAAAAATATAAACTTCAAAATCCTAAATAATATACATGTCAAAGAGTCTAATAG